CTATAACTTTAATTTTTTATACCAGTATGCATAATACTCTTTTGCCTCTTTGGTCCTATCTATAATAGCTCTATCTTTGTATCCCTCATTTTGCAATTTAGTTTTCCAAGATGTTTCACCAAAACATTTAACTGCCATATAAAATTTTCTTCTGGTCCTGTTATCTATCCCAGTTTCTTTCATAATAAAGTTAAATATTTTATCAGCAAGAGTACGATTAATACCTGTATTATTGTATGTAGAGTACAAATAATCGTGAATAACTGCTGCATTAATGTATTTGCCATAAGGATTATATAGCCATTGCAAAGATTTAGGTACTGAGGCTCCATCAGTGATGAAACCTCTAAATACCTTAATATCATAACCATTGATTGAATAGATATAATCTTGGAGTAAAACTGCTTTTTTGTTTGAAAGAAACTCTAATTTTAATTTAGTTTTCTCCATCTTCCTCATTTCCTTTTATATCTACTTTATATCCATTTGCGAAGATATCAGAAAACTTTTGTAATGTCTTTTCTATAATATCAATCATTCTTTTTCTACTTATAAATTTAATAATTATAATTCTTGCTACCCAAGGTAAACTAGAAGTTCTAAATAGTATAAAATTTACTGCTGCTTCTAATTTCTTTCCATTTTCCCCGTGATTAAAACTTTCTTCTGCAAAAATTACTGATTGTCTAAATACATTCACATACTGTTTTCTGTTATAAATAAGATAGATTAAAATCAGTCCTGCCACTGCTATCCATATCCATTGCTCAACACTAAAACTTGCCAAATATCCTATTGCTTTGTTAATTAAATCTTTCATTTTGTTTCCTCCTATTATTTGTTATAAAAATTAATTCTTTGTCTTAACACACTAAGATAAGCTCTCATATGTGTTAATTGCTCTTTTAAATATACTTGCTCTAACCCTTTTAATTCCTCAAATTTTTCTCCATTAACAAAATTTTCTAACTTTGTTACTTTATCTTGTAGCTCATCTTTCTCTGTAATCATTCTTTCTACAAATGCTTCCATTTAATGCCTCCTAAAATTTTTAATATTTTTTTATAATAATCATCTGGCCAGACTGTTTATTATTTAAAAGCTACCTTATCTGCTCCCTTGATTTGCCAATGTGGGGCATCCTTAAATGACTTCCAGCAATTTCCACCCCATTCAATTCCATATTTTTCTAATAGACCTGCTTTTTTAGCAGTATCATAAATGTCTTGATAGTAATGGAAATCTTTCCAACTTCCCTTATAAACCGTTTTTTCAATTTCTTTTTCTACTTCTTTTCCATTTTCTTTTACTTTTTCTATAACCTTTTCTTTAACAAGTACTCCAATATCTGCCGCATAACCAAGTCCATCAAATTTTGTCTGATGATTAGATTTTTGTTTATAGCCATCTACTTTTGTTACTTTTATTCCAGGTAATGTTCTACCTTTTTGATATTCTAAATTTTGCTCTGCTGCTGTCCTAACTCCTGCTGTAATCTTAAAATCCCAAGGGCTTATTAAAATTAACTCTTTTAAAAAATTTACCAGGTTTGGATGTACTCCTTTTAATTTATCCAAGCTGGTTTGTGATAAAGTGTACATACTTATCATCTCCTTTATAAAAAATTATTAAATAGACTTTGTAATTTACTATTTATAGCCATCAAAAAAAGGTAGCTATATAAAACTACCTTTAATAATAGAAACTCTTAAAATTAGCCTTTTGCCAGTGCATTATGTATTTCTTTTCTTTTGTTCTCAAACTCGGCTTTTGATACCTCTTTTGGATTAACTTTTGTCTTAAAAAAGTGTTCAGTATCATAAACTGACTGAGTGAATGTTTTTCCATAACTAGCTAATATTAAAGATTGCTCTAAATCTAACTTTAAACCAAAATTATCATAAAAATACCAAGTTATTGGTTTTTCTTTACCATAAACAGTCTTTTCTGCTAACATAAAAGTTACATTTGAAGCTAATAATGTTATGTCTTTATCTCTGCATTTCTGTCTGTGTTCTTTTCCATCAACTTTATAATCAAATCCATATGCCAGAGATTTTGCTTTTAAGTCATCTATTAAATTCATATAATCCTGGTATTCTCTTTCATTATCTAGTAACCATAAACCTTTTTCCTTGTTCCAACTTAAATACTTTGGGTTTCCACTTGGTTTTGGCACTGTTATAATTTTCTTATCTTTTATGATTTCTCCATCTTCTAATGTAACATCTATTCCAGCTCTTACCTTTTCTTCTCTTGTCATTTCTCTTAGTGTGTCATCTTTATAGATGGGGTATTGATAAGATACATCAGTGATTACCACATCTGCCGTATATGCTGGAAAATATGATAAAGGTGATTTTAAGACATCTTCTAAACTTTCTGCATACACCGAAAAGATTAGTTTATCTTTCTTATAAAAATTTATTGTTTTCATTTTTTCTCCTTTCAAAATTAATAATTTTACTTGTTTAAATATATCCAATAGCCATTAATGTAAATGCTCCTTCAAAATTAGATACTGTAATTTGTGTAGTTGTACCCCAATCAACGGAAGGAGAAGTTGCTCCACTTGCTCCTGCATTGTTATCTGTTACAGATATAAACGGAATGTCTTTAAAAGGCTCATCAAAATAGATAGTACATTTATTATTTATACTAGCAGTTGCTTCAGAAGATATTGTAAATTGCATAATGCAAAGTCTATCTAATTTAATTTTTCTAAGGGTTGCATTTTTACAATTTGTAACTCTACTTGTTACATCTTTATTTTCAACTTTAAACAGATTTTCTAATCTATCTAAAAGTGAGTTATTATCTAATGGAATAAAATTAGCAACATTTGCAGAAACATCACTATTTTGATTTAAACACTTATACATTTTTCTAGTGTTTCTGTCATAATAGATATAGTTAATATCTTTTACTCCTGGTTCTTGTATATCTCCACCATATCCAACACATCCAGCAAGTCTTGATAACATCATTCCTTCTAGTGCTTTACCTTCTTCTGTTCCAAATTGCACTATACCTGCTTTTTCTCTTGTTGCTCCTTGTTGTATCTCAGTTACTTTATTACTTAAATCTTCTGTTTCTTTATCTATCAACTCTGCATTATGATTAAAATTTTCTACATCATAATACTCATTTCCAGATGGTTTTATTAATCTTAAATGTTTTGTATAATCAGACATCTGTTATCTCCTTTCGTCATAAATTTCTTTATGTGTTTTAGTTTTTAAATCATCATTTTTTAATTTATTTATTTCTATATGTTTGTGGTACTTTCCTACAACTTCGCTATCTTCATATAATCTAGTGTCATAAATTTCTTTATGAGTTTTTAATTTTAAAGAATTATGTAATAAATAGGCTACTTGATTATGAGTGTTGTATCTAAATTCAATACTAAAATTCAAATGTGCAGGCTTATTAATATGAATAAAGTTTTTAAAGTTATCCAAATTAGAGGGTATCCCAACAACAGAAGTAAACTTAATTATGAAAGAATAATCATTGTAATTTTCAATAACTTCAATTTCTCCATTTGTGAATATTTTAGCTTGTTCTTTCAAAACATGTGGAGTAAAGATATTTTTAGATAGTAAAGTATAGATAATTCTGTCTTTTCTATCTTGTAAACTCCAACCTTTTTTAAATTCTAAATTCATAAACCTTTCATAGTTTTTTATCTGTTGCTCATTAAAAAAAGCCATAAATAATAGCTCCTTGTATTTCTGTATATCATTTTTAGCATATTCACACATTAAATCTAATGTTCTGATTAAATCTTGTTGTAAACTATTTCTTGCTATTTTTGAAACTTTTTTTATTAATCTATCATTCATTTATGATCACTGTCCCAACTATCAACATTTCATCTTCTGCTATTTCTATATTAGAGTTAGAATTATTTACTTTTACAAAGTTATCATTTATTCCCTCTATTTCTAAAATAGCTTTTTCTAAACGATTTATTGATAATACTGATTTATTATCTTTTTCAAAAGTAGCACTCCCAGTTTTTATAACAGCTTTTAATAGAGATTCAATTTTTTCTTTTATATCAGATATGGCGTATCCAGATTTTAATATTATATTAACTTCTATTTTTATTGTTTTAGCTTTAAAACTTTCAACAGTTACATCTGCTCCAACAGGTCTGCCATTATCACTTTGTATTCTGTCCCTAACTTTTTGAATTAGAGATGAATCTGCTATATCATTGTTATAGTTAGCAATTAGAACTTTAACAGTACCATTTCCATTCCATAGAGGCTTAACTAACACTTTTCCAACTCCATCAACTTCCTTAGCCCATTGTTCATAATCATAAATATTTCCACTATGAGCAGGTCTTGTAGCTTTTTCCTTAGCCCTTGCAACCAGTACAGAATTAGGTTCTTTATCATATCCGTTTATAATTTCTTTTTCATTTATAACTGAATAAATATTACTATTTTGAATTTCAAAAGTTGTTATCTCCCCTATTGCAGCATTCCCTACTTTTCCTTCAGACAAACATTCTATTTCTATCTCTGCAATCCCGGTTGGACTTAAATATTCTTTTCTTAAAGATTTGTACTTTATACCATCTCTATTTAGAAATATTGTATTTTCTTCTATAACAGAGTTTGCTCTTCCAGTTACTTTTACAATACCTTTTGCCTTAGTTCCTAATCTTCTTTTTACTCCAAACATTAGAGCATGTTTATCAACATATTCATCTTCTGTTGCAATATCTATAAAGGTTTGTTTTTCCCAAAATTCTAACTCTTTATAAACTTCTTCTGTTGTAATTCCAAAAGTTGCAGCAATATCAAAATTGAAAGTCCCTTCCATTTTTGAAAGTGGGTTTTTAAGATTATCTAAGAAATTATTTCTTAATTCTATTTTATCTTTCATTTACACCTCCATTTCAAGTTCTCCATATATAGTTTTAACGTTAAAGGTTATCTGTGGAACATATTCTTCTTCATTAGAAATTTCAAAGTTATAACATTCTAAAATATATGGATTTACTAGCAATGTATCTCTAATTTGATTAATCATTAATGCATCTTTTACAGATTTTTGATAGATAGTACCTATATTAGTTTCTAACTCACTTCCATAGTTATCACTATGTACATCTGTATATCTAAATCTTTCAGTCCTTAATGCCTTGAATATCCATACTTTTAAAGCCTCATTTTTCTCTAAAACCTTAACATCATTATTTTCATCTTTTATATACTCTCCCGTTTTAAAATCTATTGCATACTCTTTAAAAACAGGCATTTCTTCAACTTCTGTTTCTGCTTTTTTAAGAAAAATATTAAAATCGTTTTCCACATCACACCCCCTTAATTGCTCCACTTGGCATTTTTACTATTTTTGTAACAACAACATAATGCACTCCCATGACAAGCACTAATACCTCATCACCTTTTTGTAATGTATCCTCGAACCAAATATCCTTATGTGATTTATAAGTACCACTACCTTCATATTTACCTTTTCCAGTTAGTTTTGGTATCCCGTGACCTTTTGTATCTGTGGTTGTATTATCATAATCATAACTAGATACATTAATTTTAATTTTATCTATAACACCATCAATAGTGTAATCTCTATGATAATGAGGTAAAAGGTAGTTACTACAATATATTTGCTCACTTGGGATAACTTGTCCATCAAATTCAATAGTTATGTTTGGTGGTGGAGTAACTACAGAAGCCTTAATTATAGATGTTCCTTTTGTGGTTTGACTTATCATATCACCTATTAAAATTCCTAATTCACTCATTTTTTATCCCACCCTTCTGGAAACAACTCATCTATTTTGTCTTTATTCTTTGCTTTTTTACCTTTTTTCTTTTTGTTACTTTTTTTAACTTTTTCTTTATTTTCAAATTGCACTTTATCCATAATATTTTCAAAGGTTAGCTCGATATTACAAAAATGAGTCTCACCCTCAAAAATATGCATATCAGATTTAACCAGGAAACTTCCAATCAGTCCAGTGTGTGGCTCTTCTATTCCAATGTTATAGCCTGCTTGAATTAAGATATTTCCTAAACAATATAACCTTGCACTTTTTTCTACACTTTTTAACATATCCTTAGCATTTGCTATATTATCTACATCTTTTTCATATTGCATAACTTGTTGAAATAGTCCAAATTTCTTTTTATCTTCTGCATTTTCAACTTTATTGAGTATTTGTTGTTTTTCATTTTCAACTTTATAGATAACAATTTGGTTTATCATATTTTCTATGCTTTCTTCATATGAAGAAGTAGAAATGTTGTCAGCACTCGTCAAAAGAACATCTGTATAAGTTCCCTGCTCAACTATATCTATTGCTTGTTCATTACTCACAACAGAATAAATCTTTTTATTTTTTCTATGTTGAATAGTGTAAGCATTCAATATAATTTCGTATCCACTTCTATCAATCGCTGGATAAGTGCAAGTAACCTCGTCTTGTGGAATTTTACCTACTTTTAAATTAAGTTCTCCACAAATTTCCTTTAATATTTCAGATGGTTTTTTCTTAAAAAAATTCTTAACAAAGTTATTCTTATTCAGATAGATAGAATTGTCATATGCATAAAAACTTTTTAATTCAGTTTCACCCTTTCTTGAGTGTTGGAAAACTTTACCATAAAACAATTTTTCGTCATCATAAGAAAATATGATTTCATCTCCAATATTGGTTATGATATCTCCTAGATACTCAACTTCTAATTTCCTTGCAGTTCCATGAATTGCTCCGCTCCATATAACCCTAGTAAATATATTCTTATATTCTTTTCCATTTACATAAATCTTTACTTTTTCCATATATTTACCTCTCTAATAGTCCTCTTGCTACATCTGTTAAAGTTTTGTTTTTCTCTATCTCTACAAGGGTTATTTCTACATCTATATCTCCTGTTCTTTCAGTAACAGAAAAATACAAAGTTTGGATATAGCATTTAAAGAAAATATTAAATTCTGGAATAATTAAAGTTAATTTTTCCTTATCATTCTTTAACTTTTTTAATGTTTCCATAGAGTTAGTAGGAGCAGCAGACAAAATAAAATTAAAAAAAGGAGATTTCATACTTGGCAAAAAAGTAGAAAAACTAATCTTTTCAGCTTTTCTGTTTCCAATTAATGTTTTTTCTCCTAAATCAATTATTTTTATAACTTGTAAATCTTGCTCACTCTCTATCCTCAAATCCAATGGCGGTACTACAAAGAAAAAAGGAGTATTAGTGCTATCTTTAACCAGGATAAATGTTGGTCTCATAACATCATCTCCTTTATTTTGTTACTTGTACATAGTTTTTCAACTCTGCAATTATTTTTTGTTTAGACATTTCTGCTGTTTTCTCTATATCTGCTTCATTTTTTATTACAACTCCCCCCATATTAACATTTACTTGAGGAGAAAATGTAGTAGACAATGGGGATACTGGAGCTTTAAGTCCTAATTTATCACTAACTTTTTCTAGTTCTGTTTTTTGTTTTTCTGGCAAAGGTTTAGTAGATAAAATAGGTTTATTTAAAGAATTAACTGTTTTATTTTTTTGTACTCTTTCTTCTTTCGCTAATTCTTCTGGGCTTAATTTAGCCATTCTTCTTCTTTCTCTAAAATCTTCTTCTGTTTCTTTCATCAGCTGCTCTATTCCTTTTCCAGAATTTTTATTGTATCTAAGTTTTTCTTCAAACATTCTTTGCTTTATATAATTCAGCTTCTCATCATCTTCTGTTTTACTGTTTCTTAAATCCATTGTTTCTATATCTTTTTCTGCTTGTGCATTAGCCTCATCCCAAGTGTAACCCTTATCTTGATATTCTTTTCTCAATTCCCATTTATTTTTAGTTCGTCCTATTTTTTCTCCTGCCCAATCTCCAACTGCTTTACCAGCTCTATATGCTAAATATCCACCTGCAATATATTTACCAGCACCAGAAAAAATATTTTCTGCCATAGCTGCTACTTTTAATGCTGCAAAACCTTTTATAGCTTCTGCTGTAAGAGTAAAAATTCTATTAAAATAAGCCTCTACATTTTCAGTATTAAAAGTACCTTTTGAATTTAACTCTGCCATTTTACTTGTAAACTTATTTATAAAGTCTGTCGCAGTTGGAGCTAATCCTTCTCCAATAGATATTTTTAAGTCGTCTACTGCACTTCTAAATTCTGCCATTTTATTTTTTGTAGTACTTCCCATTTCTTCCGCAAATTTATCTGTTGCACCCTTAGCATTTTTTATAGCATTTTCTGCTTTCTCTAATTCTTCTTTTGAAGCTCCAAGCAAGTTAGCAAAAATTTTCATTCCTTCTGAACCTGCTATTGTAGATATCCAGTAATTTCTTTGTTCTTCTGTCATTCTAGCCAAGATGGGTTTTACTTCTTCTATAATTTTTCTAAGTCCTTTAAATTTTCCATTATTATCATAAAGAGTTAATCCCACTTTTTTCATAGCTTTTTCCATATCAGGAGTAGCTTTTGAAAGTCTTGTATAAATAGCGGCTAAATTTCTTCCAGCAATAGAACCTTTAAGTCCACTATCTGCTAAAACTCCTAGTAAAATATTTACATCTTCCATACTTTCAAAATTTCTTGAAGTGGATGCCACATACTTATATGCTTCTCCTAATTGTGCAATGCTTGTATTTGTGTTATTAGCAGTTGCAGCCATAACATCCATAAAATGATCTGCATCTTTTAGTTCTAGTCCGAATGCTGTTAAGTTATCAGTAAGAATATCTGATGTGCTAGCCAAATCTTCACCAGAAGCGATAGAAAGTTTTAAAAGTTTTGGTGTCATTTCTAATACTTCATTAGTTTTCATACCCGCCATTGCTTGATACATTTGTGCTTGTGCAACTTCTTGTGCTGTAAATCTTGTACTTCTTCCAAGTTCTCTTGTTTGAGCCATTAACATATTTTCTTCTGCTGCTGTTGCTCCCATAATAGCTTTATTTCTTTTAACTTGATCTTCTAAATCTGCAAAAGCAGTTAAAGAACTTCCAGCAATAGCACCTATTCCAGCAAGTCCTCCAATGGCAACTGCTCCAAATTTATTAAGTCCACTATTAACTTTTTCCCAGTTCATAGATTTAGCTTTTTGATAAAGTCCAGCAAGTCCTTTTTCTGCTTTGGATATTACAGCTGTAAATTTATCTTTGAGTTCCAATCTAGCACTTAATACATGCTCCAAATTCTCACCTCCAAATAAAAAAGAGGAGCTTTTATACTCCTCTTAATTTCTATTTTTTCAATTAATTTTTTAGTTGACTAGCTTTCACTTCTTTTATTGCTTTTTGAATTTCAGCTAGTTTTATATTTCTAGCTACTAATTTATCATCCTTATCTACATAATCTATCATAAGCAAGTATCCCTTTTCCATGTCATAGGATATATTTTTTATAATTTCTCCATCTATAGCACTATCTGAACTACAAGTTATAGTTTTTTTATCCTTTTGGATCTTATATTTAAGAGTTCTATTATACCCACTATCAATCATAAAACCTACTTCTTTTTCTATCTCACTAGCAAAACTAGATGTATTTATAGATATACCTACACAATTAAAATCTTTATAATCTAATTGCAATGTACATGTATTATCCTTATAAATTATGCTTTTTTCATTAGTATTTTTACCATTAATAATTTTAACACTTCCAAAACTAATAACTGAAAACAATAACATTAAAGCCAATAAAATTTTTCTCATAAACCTTTCCTCCTAAAATGAATTTAATATTCAATATTATATCATTATTCTTTTAAAAGATACATATAAAATAAATCTTTTTCAGAAAGTTTCCTAAGTTCTTCTAATGTATGCCCTCTATTCAAGTAATGAGCGACTGTACTTAATTTCCAGTCGCTCTCAATTAGTTTTTTGTTTCTTCAGCTAAGCTAACTAAATCTCTATCCCCATAACCAGAAGCTATTAAGATAAAATCTGCTAGTTTATAAATAGTAGGGTCTTTTAAAACTTTTGCTACAACTTGAGTTGGTTTAGATCTACATCCTAGTTTATCTATTAGTTTATCATCTCTAAAAATAGGACAAGAATTATAGATAACTTCTAAATCCTTATCTTTCTCTTTAGATAAGATTAAATCTAAATAATCTTCTTTATTTAGCAACTCACACTCAATTTCTCCATTAAGTTCTTTTACATAGATTTTTACTTTTTTTCTTTCCTCATTATTTATCCTTTTACTATTTTCAAGTAGCATTTCTGCAGTAACTAACATCTAAGCCTCCTATTTTATATCATTTTCATATTTTAGATCTTCCGGTGTAAATCCAAATGGGTACTCTTCCTCAACAACTTCTCCTTTTGTAATGTTGATTAAATCTATTGAATTAAACCAAACATTATCCAAAGAGATTCTTTCTTCTTGTTTTCCTGGTGTATCGGGGTCAGATAGATTAGTCACTATTCTAACTCTAACATCTCTCCCTTTTACCAATTTTTCAAGTATCTTTTTAGCTCTTGAGTATACTTTTTCAAGAGTAACACTACCCTCACCTTTTAAAGCTACAATCTTACTATCCACAGATAAGCCTAATTGCACATCTTTTCTGTCTGCTGTTACTTTTGCATTTACTTTTGTAAACTCTGCTATTTTTTCATTATCTATCCAAAGGGTACCATGAGCACCAGCTATAGTATGGTAACCTCTTATAGTTGTATCTGCCATTTTTACCTCCTATCACATCTTTATTGAAATTGAAAGATTTGACATAGTATCTGCAAATCTGACATCTCCAGTTAAAAACACATCATCTCCAGATGGATATTTCAAGATTTCCATTTCTGTCATTTCTTCTGGGTCTTTTTCATCTAAAACAATTAATCTCTTTTGTGCTTCTAAGTCTATTTCAATCTTATTATCATAGTCTCCACTTAATACATTTGGAGCCATTTCTTTAAAATAAACCTTAGTAACATTAGAGCAGAAATTCATTTTATTATTGTAGTCATTTATATAAATTCCTAGCCAATAATTTTTAAATGTATCTCTTATATCATCAGTTATAAAGCACATTCCCTCAACTATTTTGATTTTTCTTGTGTCTTTTTTCCAAGTGCTATCAAAAGTAGTTTTTGAGTTTACTCCATAATTAACTCTAACTTTTTCATCATCATTGTATAGAGAGAATTTACCAAGTTTTGGCTCAAAGTAATCTACTTCAGTTAAGTCACTCATAACAAAGTTATCTGCAGAACGATTAAGAGGCATTCCAGCTATAAGTCCTGCTATTGCTGCTGTATATTCTTGAGCTGTAAATTCACCATAAATAGATTTGTAAGTTCCAGTATTTCCTAGCTCAACTATAGCAACATGATCTGTATTATTAGCAAAACTAGAAACATATTTAACAGTTTTTCCTATTGCTCCATCATTTCCAAATACTTGTTTAGTCCATGTTACAAGTTTTTGGTCATCTGCTTGTTCTGCTCCAGGATAAGACAGCCAGTGCATTTTTCTTTCTTTAAATTCACCTAGAACATCATCTATATTTTCTCCAGTTTGCAGAACTCTTATTAAAACTTTTTTAGCTCCATAATGCATTGCTAATTTAATGTACTTAGCATTTTTAGCATCCCATTCTTTTTCTTTCAAATCTGCTATTGTTTTTAGAGTATTCCATTTAACAGTTTTCTTAGTATCTTTTAATATTAAGCAAACTATACCTCTTTCACTTCTTTGTATAGCAGTTGTTGCAAGAGTTTTAAACTCTATATTAATATTTGGACTTGCTTTTATTTGTCCTACTTCATTTCCCATTAATTGCTACCTCCTTTTTTAAATCTTAATTCTAAATCTTTCATAAGTTCATGATCATAAGGTTTTCCATATAAGTCATATAGACTTAATGTAAAGACATAATGCCCAACTCTATCTACAATTTTTATATCTGTATTTCTTAAAGTTAGAAATCTATCCAGTACATGCAAAACCTTTTTACCTTCTATTTCCAAAGCATTATCTAAGTTTTCTAAATTCTCTAATATCTCAGCATTAGTTAGCTTTCCATTAGTTTTTGGAAAATAAATAACATCAATATCTATTGTTTTTAATTCTCTATATTCAGAGTTAAACTCTTTTTTATAACTAACTAAATCTATATAAAAACAAGGTTTTTTGACATTGTCTATATCCTCACTATATGGATTTACTTTTAACTTTTCTGAAATAATCTTATTTAATTCATTTCTTATATCTATCCATTTCATTTTTTTATCAATCCTCCATAAAAATTTTTTAAATCTTTATAGAATTTAATTTGCCTCATAGCTACTGCTGTTCTTAACATAAATCTGCCTCTGACAAATTTAGTTTTGTTTCTTCCAATTCTATGCCCATACTCAACAAAATGGCTGTAATTGGTCATAGAAAATACTATTTGAGAGAATGTATTTCCAGTTAATCTTTTCCCGTTTTCTCTTTGCCAAGAATTCTTTAAGGTCCCAGTATCAACAGGTGTTAATTCTTTAACATCTTTTTTTAACTCTTCAGCTTGTAGCATTAAAAATTTTTCAGTAGATTTTGGAGCTTTTGTTTTTATTTCATCAAGAATTTTGTCAAACTCTTTAAACCCTTTAAGCTCCATAGTCTACCTCATTTTCAGATACTTCTGTTAAAACTATTTCCTTGTGTTTTATGATGTTGTATGCCAAAGGTTTTGATGCCTTGAACATATAAATAGCTCCATCTGCTTTTCTTGTAATTTTCAACAAATCATTTTGTTTTATATCTACATCTAAACCTACAAAGAGTTTATATTCTTGTGAACTACTGTTGACTGGTCCAGGTATTACACTTCTCAACCATTTCTGCGATAGTCTGCAAGGAATATCTTTTAATATTTCTCTTTGTTCTTCAAAAGCTCCACCATGTTCATCCACTACTACAACAGATCTAATAACTGTAACTCTATCATTATGTAATTTATCTAAAATATTCATACAGTACCAACCTTTCTGAACCTAAATAATTGGCTTTTTAAAGATAAAAACATTTCATCAGTAGAGTTGCTACTTGTGTTATATTCTATTGTGGTATCTCCCTCAGTAACTTTTGAAATATTGCCTTTTATTTCAGTTTCTTCAATAGTTTTTAATGCTAAATGTTCTGCAAATGGTTCTATGAGCTCAACTGGAAAATCATCTCTATTCATAAAGTTTAAAGATTTTCTAACTAAAATAGTTACTTGAATTTTTAACCTAGCCTCATCGCTAATAATTGTTAATTCTTTCACTTTTTTAATTATCTTATTGTAAAGTTCTTCCATATTTAACCTCCAAATATGAAAAAAGCAGGAGTTTTTATTCTCCTGCCTCTGTCACTAGGTTATTATTTTTTAAAATTTCTATTTCATTTTCATCAGATGTTGAGTAAACTCCATCCTTGAATTGAATAGAAGTTCCAGCTATAATTAGATTTTTATAACTAGATTTAAAAGTTGTTTCTAATACCGCTCCTTTTAATCCTTCAATCATTTCTTCATTTTCTTTTTTATTATCTTTTGCCATTACTACCTCCTATGATATTTTTACATTTTTAACATGTACTTGGAATGGTAATTTCTTTATTTTATGAGCATATTCCCCATGGAAAAAATATGTATCTGCTAAACGTGTCTTTGCAGCTAATTCCTCTTTTATTGGATATAATTGTTCTAAACTTACTTCATTTAAGTTAATTAATAAAAATTCATTTGCAGCTAAAGACATAGCTGGGAATACTGATACAACACCAGCATTTGTAACTATTTCTGTTATTTTAGATCCTGTTACTTTTTCTGTTATATCTGTTCTGGCAATATCCTTATTCATTTTGTTAATTTGAACTCCTATAGCCCAAGGTACACAAACAAAATATTTTCCTGATTGTAAATCAGCAGCTCCAGGATTTCCTTTATCAACTATTGCTTTTACAGCTGTAGTCAATAAATCTATTGAGAAAGGTTGATTTCCAGCATCTAAAACTATTCCATGTTCTTTAATTAAAGATTTGATTCCTGCAGAGTGTCTTATATCTCCGTTAATATATTTAATTCCATTTAATAGCTTATTCTCCATAGTTCCCAATAATTCATCTTTTTTCTTTTGAGATTCTATTTCCCTTGCACTTAATCCACCTTGTCCTTGCGGGTGAGTGTGTTTCATAGTTTCAGTAATTTCATATTTATCATAGATAATACCTGTGATATTTGTTATATGCTTAGATAGTCTAACAGTTGAATCTTTTAATTCGCCTCCTTCTTCAATCTCAATACCTAAACTTTGAACTATTGTATTTGCTGCTATATTTCCAACAGTAGATGTTGTACCAGCATATCCTCTTATAACATCAGCTTTATTATCAGTTTTAACTTTAGTTATTTTAACTATTTCATCATCGATAGATAATAGAGCATCTTTAACTAATACATCAGCATCAACTACTTGAATTTCAGTCGCTCCAGCATTTAAAGCAACTTTTAAAGTTGAACTTGTTTTTCTTTCATATGTATCAACCCATTCTATTGTAGTTGAACTAGCTGCTCCAATTCTTCCACCTCTTAAAATATGTGAAATTATTTGAGATGTGTTTGGGTTTACCAATGTTAATTCATCAGAAATGTCATTTGAAATTGATTGACTTCCTGAACGAATTTTAATATCTGTTTGTGGTGCTGCAAATAATTGGATATTTAATCCAGTCATTTCTAAAAGTGTTTTATAGTGTTTCATTATTCATTACCTCCTGCATTTTCTGCTTTTAATTCTTGCTTTGCTCTTACATAATTAGCTCTGTCTATATCAGAACCACTTTCAAAAGCTTTTTTTCTTAAATCTTCTAATTGAGCCTTTTTATCAGCTCCGCCATTACTTCCACCATTCATTGCACCTGGTACACCACTAGCACCAAGTCCTTTTACATATTCTCCCATTACTTCTGCAAAACCTTTAACAGATGCTTCTATTTCTTCTTCTGTAACTCCACTGATTCTATCTAAAAACTTATCTGGCATTTTATATTTTGTAAGAGTTGCTTTTTTAATTTCATCTGTTTTAATCTTTGTAAGTTCAGCATTCTTTGCATCTAAATCTTTTTGAATTTTATCAATTTCTTTTTTGTGCTTTTCTTCTGCAGTAAGATTAGCATTTTTAATTCTTTCCTCATAATCTTCAATAGATTCATTATGCTGTCTTTCAAGTTCTTTTTTAGCTTTTTCAAACTTTTCATTTTCTCTTTTAAGTCTAGTTTCAATCATTTTGTCAACTTCTTCTTGAGTAAATGTTTTTGGTTCTCCTGGTTCTGCAAATAGTTGAATATTAATTCTTTTTTCTAATAGTGTTTCGTATTTTTTCATTTTTCCTCCTGTTTAAAGTCCTGTTTGACTATATTTTATCCAGATGTTTAATGTCCATCAGTACGACAGTATTTATCTCCATACCTCCTTTCTTTGCAATAAAAAAGCACCTAGTTCTTAGCTAAGTGCTTTTGGTTTAATTATTTTATTTAGTTCTTTCTTTAAAAAAATCTTTCCAGTAAGGGTTTTCCTTATCAAAAATTTCTTTTTGTTCAGGTGTTAAATTGTGTGGATAATCTGCAAATAAATTAAAGATTTTTATTTTATCAAAACTAAACATGTACTTACCAATAGAATCTAAATCATCTATCCACCACACCTTATCATTTTTATTTTTCTTATAAAAATCACTTAGCATACCCACCTTCTCCTTTATTTTGTTTATCTTTAGCGGTATTTATATATCCTAGTAAATTTTTAAATTCCTCACTATTTTTGCAAGAATCTACATCTATTAAAACATTTGATTTTTCAAATTTTGTTCCACTAACAGAATAAGAAGTTTGACATCCAAATCTAGTTTTTAAAACAGAACTATCTAATTTTTTAAAGCCATTTTCTGTTTCTGACTGCAACTCTAAGTATTCAAAGCCTCTATTTCCTCTTCTTATTATTGCAGCATGTTTACCTGTTTCTAGATAATATTCTTTTTTTTCTTCTACAAAAGTAAGCAACTCTTTAACAGCCTTGTAATCATTTGCTCTTTTTATAACTTTACTTTCAATTCCATCTAAATTAGCAATCTCGACTATGTTTCTTGTTGTAGCAAAAATTTCTGTAGATATACCGCCCCTAAAATCTAAAACATCATACCCATTTCTATTTCCTATATAAGCAAATGCCAAAGAAGAACAAGAACCTTTTGTTTGGTCTCCTCCACCTAATTTTTTGATTATTTGTTCTGTTGTTAATTCTTTTTGTAATTTTCTAACCTCATTATACTCTACTTTGTCATTTTGAGCCCATGCCATTGTAAATGTATTAGGTATTGGTTCTTTACTTTCTTTATTTATACTACTATTTTCGTTATCTGTCAATGTCTTTTTATCGTTATCACCGATATCTTTTTCTCCAATTTCTTCTCTACCTTGCTTAATTAAACTTTCATAATCAATAATTGGTATTGTTGTACTTCTGCACCTTGGATGCATTGGGGGATAATTTAAACCTACAGCAATCTTTTTAATTTCAAATATTTCTCCATTTAACTCTGAACAAATTTGACTGGTCCTACTGTCTAATGTAGCACTAAACTCATATTTTTCTATTCCTGCTTCTTTATATCCATCCAAAGTAGCTTGATTTAAAGTATAATTAACCTCAGTTCTTAAAAGTCTTTCAACATCATTCTTTTTAGCTGTTTCAAATCTTTCAGAAACTCTTTTAGTCATAGTTTGAAGATTGATACCTTGTATCATTCCATTTACTATTTCTTGCTTCACTGTTTGAGCTAGTTTATCAGCATTACTCCAAATTCTTTGAGAGAAGTTTGAACCACTCCAGGGTCTATCTAAAACAGCTTTTATTTTATCTCTACTCACAATAGCATTAATACCCAAATCTTTTGTTACTTCTATAAAGGTGTCTCTATAAACTGATGTTAAAGCATTCTTAGCACTATCTTCGACTCCAAAGATAAGTTTTACCATTTCCATATCAACTTGTGCTTTAAGACTATCTAAATGGCTCAAACGACTTCTAGCAGCTAAGGTCTCAATCTCTAAATAAAGTTTTTTAGCTTCCAGAGGAGCAGTCTTTAAAAGTTTATTATATTCAGCCATATATTCATGTAAATCTTTTTTCCAAACCTTATATTCATCACCTTTCAAAAGTTTCAAAGCATCATGATAACTTAAATTATTGTCTTTCATATAAGTAGTACCAATTCTACTAAGTTCTTTATTTATGTTTTGTTTAGCCTTTTCAAGTGCGATTTTATACTCCTTTTCTACATCTTGTATAGTAGTAAATGCCTTAGCTTCTCTTTTAACTTGTCTTTCTTCCCAATAATCTCTATTCTTTTGAACCATTAGCACCAACTCCAATTGGAGTATTCATATCTTTTTCAGCATTGATATCTTCTTCAGCTTTTATTTTTTTAAGTTCAACTTTTGCATCTTCTATAAAAGGCAATGTAGATAGGATAGTTTCATGTGATACTATTCCTTGTAATTTTTGGGCTGTATCTGCTGCTTCAACCAAATTCTTTGGAACATTTCTAGTAAATACTTTTTGAATATCAGTAGGTTTTATTTTTAAGTTGTAGAAATCTATCATAAGTTGTAATCTTTGGTTAATTGCCTTTTTAAAATACATTTCTTTTTGTGCTGCTAATTGTTCTAATGCTAAAAGTTTATATCCAAGTGCAACTCCTGAACTGTTCCCTGAAAACTCTTTGTCTTGCATATCGGGTATCATAGAAAATTTATGTATATCTTGATTTAATCTATTTTTGTTATTTTGAGCATAGCTATCATTAACTTGTTTAACAAGCCACTTAGCATCTCCTTGCTCATTAATAAGCATAACCTTATTTTTATTCATTTTTTCTATTGTTTCTTCATCAGTCCCACCCATATTAATTAAAACTAAATATGCATCCGTAAAATCTTTCATATCATCAATAGCAGTTGAAGTTGCTTCATTATACCCATCTATCAATGAAATTACATTCTTAAAGTCTCCATTAGCTCTTTTATTGTTCAAAAACTCAATAATCGGAACTTGATTAAATCCGTGTAACTTAGTTGCTCCTTTTACATATGGAACTTCTTTTTTATCACTATCGGATAAAAATTCATAAGTTGTGACATTTGTACTATCATAAACTTCTAATGTATAAACCCATTTATCTTCTTTATTTTTGGTTTTATCCCATCTAACAGCTGCAGTTATTTCTTTTTTTACTGTGTTATCCCTCAAAATAAAGCAATCTCTTGGGTCTACAACTATATTTCCAATAGTCTTATCTACATCCATATACCAAAGTTCATAAGATTTTCCAAACACACTTAAATTAGAAGCATGTTCAAAGTTTTCTTGTTGCTCTTCTTCAGTTGCTAAATATTCAGATAATTTCTCAAAATCTTTTTTTAATTTATCATCTTGTAAAGCATAAGCTATTGGTTTTCCTAAGAAATAGGCTGTTGCAATAGTTGTGATATACTCTGGATAATTATTAATTAATTTAGTATCTTTTTTCTTATCACTTCTATCTTTCTTGTTTAAAATATTGTGTTTTCCACTATAATAATCTTCCATTTTTTGTAATTCTGGTAATTCATTTTTTATAAAAGCTTCAAGAGCTTCTTTTAAATCTTGTACAGTCATTCATCCTCCTTCCTATCTTATTCCTAGACTATTTCTATCTATTGTTCTCATTTCATTTCTGTTTATTATCTTTTCAGCAACACCAGTTAAAGCATCTGGTCCATCATCATGTTTATTCTTGCCTTCCTTTTGATAAGAAATAATATCCTTTGCAAATTCACCCCATTTATTTTTCCAATCAATAGGCATATAGATATTTGCATTAACCCAAGCACTATTTGATAATATTCTTGCTATTTTATTTCCAGATTGATGGAACCATTTAACAACTGTCTTATAATTTCCTTTATCTCTTGTAATTCTTTCAATGTTTCTTGCGAATGCTCTACCTCCGTTATTACTTTCTATATCTGCAACATTTACATTAAATTTTTTGTATGCTTCTGCAACAAGAGGTTCTGTTATCTCCATAGCTTCTTTGGTATAGATAACATCTAGTATATAAGCACTATCTTTGCAATCTGCATATATGATATTACATAGGAAATCATCTCCAGTATCTGCTGTATCACAGTAGGCAGCAATTTTAACAATCTTTTCTTTTGGTAAATCTACATAAGTTTTAAATTCACTATACAATCTACCTTTTATATCTATTGGCTCTTGTTGATAGTTGGCATATACAATTTCTTTTGCCATATTCTTAGTTTTAAACTCAAAGTCTTCTAATGATAATGTTCCTTTATCAAGTGGAGTTCCATCATCATTGATAGCTTTATAATTTATATGAACCACATCATCGAAATTAGCCAAAATAAAACCAGCTAGGTCATTACTTGCCCACCTGGTCATTATTATTATTAATTTAAAACCTTTTTCTGTTCTTGATAACATAGTGTTAGTAAACCAATCTATATGCTTTTCAAGGACATTAGAGTTATATGCTTCCTCAGAGTTTTTTATTAAGTCATCTATAACTATTAAATCTGCTCCAAATCCTGTTGCAGTTCCTGTTGGAGATGTAGCCAAATAATTTGCAACTTGACTTCCTTCCAAAGCCCACTTGTTCATTGAAGCTTCTCCGTACTTTATTTTAGTATCTGGAAACACATCTCTATAAACTGTTACTCCTTGTGTCCGCTCTGTTGCTATCATATCCCTTACTTGTTTTGCAAATGTAGAAGAAAGAGTTTCATTATATGATCCTGTCATAATTTTTAATTTGTTATTTTTTCCTAACAACCATTGAACAAATAAAGTTGCTGTGTAAGATTTACCGAATCAGAGTCGAGGGGGCATATTAATAACTAATATCTTTTTATTGGAATCAATAAAACTTTGTAACTGATTACATAAATCTTTTAAATATTCTTTTTTATCATTGTAAAAATCTTTTTTACCTAGCAATTTACAATAATACCAAAAATCTCTCCTAGCTAATTCTTTTTTAGCTTCTAATTTTATTAATTCTTTATCATACACCCCCACAACACCTCCTTTAATCTTTTATTATTTCTTTTAATTCATCTGTTGTAAGATTAGAAAATGGATTAGAATTTATATTTCCATTTACCTCAACCTTTTGAGTATACTCTCCATCCATTTTATTTAATATATCTAATGCTTTCAATCTATCAGTGTCTTTTGTTTCTTCTTTCAATATCATCTTAGTTAAAAATTCTTTTCTTTCTATAGCTGTCATAATTCTACTTGTTTTTGTTTTCTCTTGCAGTTCATTTATATATCGACAAATCTCGACATTTTGTAATAAAACATTAGTTCTTGTCTTGCTATATGTTTCACTATATCCAGCTTTGGTTGCAGCTTCAGTAGCATTTCCAGATGCCACATAAAACTCACAAAAAAATTTTTGTCTTGCATTTAATTTCAATGCTACTTCACCTCCAATTTATAAATAAAAAAAGAGAACCTTTTGAGTTCTCTAAATAAAAAAACTATTTTTTATTTTTTAAATCTTCATATATTTCTTTTGTTACAGGATAGTCATATCCACCTTTCCATCCTGTTTTTCTTCTCCATTGAACTACACATTCTCCGTATTCTTCAAAAGCTTTCATCTTTGCTTCATTTAGATTTTTAGCATATATAGTATCATGTTCTTCTGTTCTATCTGTTACACTTAAATCATCTATACTTTCATCTTCTTCTGGTACGAAAACATTAAATTTTCTTTTCCCTTTGGGGCATTCAAACATTTTAACTCATCTCCTATTTTTATTTTATTATATCCCTTATTTAAAAAAATAAAAATATATAGTGTAAATTAAAAAGATAAAAAGATTATATAAATAAAAAACTCTCGTAGAGGACATATCCTATTCATTTAAGAATCATGAGAGTATTGATATCATATGGCAGTGCATATTGGGTTCTCACCAATGAGAGACATTCACCGTCTATCCAACGTATTAGGTCGATGCACCATAATTGTTTAGACTTTTTTACAAGAAGTCATAAACTTGTTTGTTTAAACTTTCATATATTAACATTATATAATAAAAAATAGGGAATGAACAGGGAGCAAAACGGTAAATTTTTAAAAATCTTCTAAAATTTCTTTAGGAAATAAATATAATGTTAAACTATCAACTAACCTATTTCTATGACTTCTATAAGTTTTTTCTGTGATATCTAGTTCTTCACAAATATCTTCAACAGAATAATTTTCAAAATATTTTAATTCTATTATTCTATAATACTTATCTTTTTTTATAAAATCTAAAGCATTTTCAGTCTTTAAAATTCTATTTTCATATATCAATATTTCTTCATTAATCCTATCTTTTATATCCTCTTTCTTTTCTATATCAGGTTTATAATCTACATAGCCAACAGGTTTAGTAGAATCAACATTTATTCTTTTTACTATGTCTATATGATTTAATTGTTCTCTTAAAGAATCTAACATCTTTTGAAAGTTTTTATAATTTTTTAAAATAACTTCCACTTTTCTATATGGAGGATTTATATTCTTTAAATCTCTGATTTTACTTTCTAACTTGTCATCTATGATTTTACATATTTCTTCTTTGTTCACTACTTAACTCCTTATTCTGAAATTTCCTCAACTTCTACTATTACACCTTTAAAAGCTTTCTGTAATGTCATTATGTTACATTTAACATATTTATAACCGTCATTTTGAATAACTCCACACTTTACTAACCCATCTTCTATTAGTTTGAATAAATATCCATGATTAGAAACATCTAGTGCACTATTGAAAGCCATTTTTATTAGCACAGGCTTCTCATAAGGCTTTCTAATCCCTGTAACACTTCTAACAAGTTGTCTTATATATTCTTTATCCTTAACTCTCACAGACCAATGGACACCAGCATATATTTTATTTAAACTCCATTTTTTACTATCTATTTCCAATGGTATTTTAAATATACTTTTCATCTTAACCAGCTACCTTTGTATAACCTAAGTCTTTTAATAATATTGATATTTTTTCAATACCTTTTTGAAATACAACAGTCTTAAAACTGATTTTAATTTCACTTGTTTTATAATCATTAAATTTTGTTTCAATAACTCTAAACCATCCATTATCTACATATTTTTGATAAGGTTGATTATTTGATTGCAAGATTTTATTTTCTCTTAAAATCTCAAATAAGTTATTTCTTCCAACTCCTTTAAAATTTAAAATCTTAGCTACTGTCTGCATATCACAAGTATTTTTACTATCAATTACATCATTATAAAACTCAACTTTTGGCTTATTTTCTTCTATCTTATTTTCTAAAATTCTAATTTTATCAGCATAGTTCTCAATCATTCTACTTTGAATTTGGTTTGCCCTTGCTAATATCATTTCAGGACTATTCCAAGCTTCTTCACATTTTATAAAATATATTCTTGCTTCTTTTCCTTTTTCTGTATTAGATACCATTGCAATTTCCTTAGCCATTGCTATTGTCATTAAGTGGTCATCAAATTCAGTTTCATTCCCCTGAGCTGTTACTCTTTTTTGAGTAATAGTTATAAAATCTTTATTTTCAATGAAATTATATTTTTCTATAATTCTGTTAATCCAATCATTGTATCTAGTACCTACTTCCAAAAACTTATGCAATTCTCTTCCACTTACTAATTGTTGATTATTCTTAATTTCTATTTTTATTAATTCGTTCATTTTATCACTTCCAGATTAGCATAGCGATTGAAAGAGCTTCTAAAACTATAACAAAACTTAAAAAAGTATTAAATTTTTTTATAACATTGTTTTTTTCTGTTTCTTCTCTATAACTTTTATGCCAAAATCTAGTACGATTTTTGAAATATTCTATTTCTTCCTCATCATCTTTTTTTATTTTACCTGCTTCTTTTGCTTGTGTTATATAGAACATTTTTTCAGATTCGAGTCTTTTGTTTCCAGTATTTAAAATTTCTATTTCTTCTTTTAAACTCTCAATCTCCTTAACATAAGCCTTGTTGTCTTGCTTCTTATGCCTTAAATTTTTAATTAAATTTAAAAGATATTCTTCGCATTCTTCCTTGCTATTTAACTTACTAGCATTATAAGTAACTCCTGCCTCTTTGTTAGCTTTTGTTATAAATGCTCTTAAATAATCTCTTGTTGCTATTTTCTTAGTTACCATTTGTTCCTCCTATATTTTAAATAAAATTATTATTAATTCAATTATCGCAATAATGAGTACTATGTTATTTTCATTATCCAACTTACAGTATTCATTTTCTAGATTATTAGCATAGTTTATATAAAAAATTATATCTTTTTCTAATTTCTTTATTTTTCTTTTAAATCTCTTATTTTTGCTCATTATTCACTCCCTAGACTTCAAAAAATGTTTGGTTTTTCTTATAGTACTCATATTTCATTACTCCAAGTTGTCCTTGTCTATTTTTCAATATTTGTACTTTCATAAGTTCTTTATATTCAGCTGTTGTTGGCTCTGTTGTTAGCCCTAAAATAGTTGAAGCATCTTGTTCTATTTGCCCACTTTCTCTAAAATCTGCAAGGTAAATATCTTTATCAGCTCTTTTTTCAATTTCCCTTGATAATTGAGAAAGTGCAATTACTGCTATATCATAGTCTTTTGCTATTTGTTTTAATCTTATAGATACATCTGTTATCTGCTCATATCTACTTGATTTACTAGATTTTACCAACTGCAAATAATCTACAACTATATAATCAAGCCCGTTTATTTCCTTTTCATTCTTGATATACTCCTCTAATTCATCAATTTTAAAGTTGCCATCATAGAGAATTAAGTTGCTTTTTCTTAGTAATTTCTTGAATAGAACATTTACTAATTCTTTTTCATCTGCTGTTAGCTCCTTAAATTTTTCTTTGTTTGTTAATTTATCCAGTTCTATCCTAGTTTGATTACTAATAATTCTTTGAACTATTTGTTTTAGTGGCATTTCCAAACTAAAAAATAATCCTCTTGAAAATTGTGCCATCATAAGTGCTATGTATAAAGCGAATGCAGATTTCCCAACTCCTGGTCTTGCTCCTATAATGTGTAAATCTCTTTTTGTAAATTTTAGGTATTTATCAAGTCTAAATTTACCAGTCTTAACTACTTCGTTTTCTTCTAAACTCTCATAAAAAAGACTTTCAAGGTCTTTGATATCAGCTACTTTAATGCTTTTATCATTTTCTTTCACAACTTCCGAATGTAATTCATTGATTTTCTCTTTTATCAATTCATTTGGAGTGTTAGAAAGTTCTATAATGCAGTATTTATAGTATCTGTTTTCAAGTACCTTAGTGTATTTGTCTATATTTTCTTCTAATACTACAACTGGTAATTCAAAAGCTTCTGCTAAAAAACTTTTATACTCTTTTTCTTCCAATAAGCTATCAACTGATAGATTTTTCATTTCATAAGTCTTATATTTTTTTATGAAACTTTGAACTAAGTTAGAAAAATATTTAGTTGGTATATTTTTTATTTTATTCTTACAAGCTATATCACTTGATAAATATAGCATTGATACTAAGGCTTTTTCTTCATAGCATATAGTGTCAATTTTCATTTACACCAGCTCCTTATATGCTTCTTTTGGCTTAGTATAGTGACAGGTCTTTTCTTCCTGCTGGACTTCTTTTAACTCCCAATCATCTTTTAAAGCCTTGAATAAATATCCATCTGCTTTATTATTCTTATTACAAAACTCTACGACAAATTTAATACGCTCAATAGGTTTATTGAGTTTTATAATGTCATAAGGTTTTATTTTTCTTACTCCTAACAACATTTTTATTTCTTGTTGTAATGCTCCATTAGAATTAATAACAACTTTTTCTTCTTGGTCACTTATTATATTATTATTTATATTAGTTGTTATCTCTTTCTCTTTCTCTTTCTCTACGCTACATTCTTGTTTCACTTTTATTACATCTTGTTTCTTTGTGATTACATTGTTGTTACATTGTAACGCTTTCTTTTTTTCTCTATGCTCTCTAACTCTGATAGCACTAGCTGTTTCACTTCCTGTTACTGCTAAAACTTCTGGTAAAAAATATTCTTCATTTGAAATTGTTTCTATAAGATTATTTTTTTCTAAATACATTAATGTTACTTTTACATTTTCTACATCTTCATCTAATTCAAGAGCCATTTCAGAAGCAAAATCATCTTCTACATTTTCAAAAACTAATTTACCATCATTTTTCATTGCCAATAATTGTAATTTTAAATAGATGATAGTATATGTATCTCCACCTGCTATCTTTCTTAGTTTTTTTATAACTCTTTGTTCAAAAAAATCTTCTTTAAGTTTTAACCAATAATACCTTTTAGACATTTACATTACCTCCTGTATATTTGGAGAGCCTGTCTTAACTCTCTTTTATTAATTCAATTAGTAAGGACTACCCAGAGCTTGACAGGCTATGAATAGCCCCCACTAATTCAAGTAATAAATTTACTAGATACTTACTAGAAAGCTACTAGAAATTTTTTTTACTCCTAAAATTTACGAATTGGCACGACAAGTTTTTCTTTTAGTTTCAATGTGTTTTTTATCAAAATACGAATTAATAAGAAACTACAAGAAAATATATAAGATTAGTTCTTACACAGATAGCCATAAGGAAAGAAATTTTATTTTTACTTTCTGGGGGGAGTAAAAACTTATGGCTATATGTCTAAGGACTAGCCTTAGATTTGTATTTATAAATTCCTCGTTATATAATATAAAAGGCTAGTTGTTATATAGGAGGAACTTATGAAAAGTTTTTTATTTAATGAAGATTTTTTATTTCCAAAACCACAATTTTTAAATACAATAGTTCTTGGAGCTGGATATAAAAACTTAACATTAAAAATTACTGATTTTTTAAAACTAAATTTATACAAGATTTAAAAATTACATCAAATAATTTTGATTTTATCTTTATTCAAAAAGATAATAATAAAACTGAAATAAAATTTTATTTATTACTTAATTAATTTATGCTAGTAACTAGCCATTAATACTTAATAACTAACAAGACATCGCTATTTTCAATTTTATAAATTTCATCAAGAGTTGATACAAAAATATCTTTTTTATTTAAGTCAGCGCTTTCTATACCTGTTCTTCCTTTTAACTCTTCAATTAAAACTTTTGTAGGAATTTGTGATAACATCTTATTTAATATTTTTTTATTTTCCAGTAATTCTAAGTTTTCTTGATTAAGTTTAGTATTATCTTCTTTTAAAAATTTAATTTCATTGTTAATTGCTTCTTTTAACTTTTCCATTTGTTCTCCTTCAAAAACAATTTCTACATAACCATTTCCTAAATCTATAAATTTACCTTTAATTTCTTTTCCTATTTTTATTCTCCTTTCTCATAAATTAAAAAATTTATACATTAAAGATTAAAGAATAGCCCTTTAATCTTTTTTGTTTTTGCTCTTATTATTATCGTAAAATACGTTTAAAAAGAATAAAAAAATTATATCTTTATTCCTAAATCTATTCCTAAAAAATTTGTTATTTTAATAATGCTCTTATACCTAATATTGCCTTTTAATAACAAACGCATAGTATCATAAAAATTTGTTGGAGACATTCCGATTGATAAAGCTATTTTCTTTTTAGATATGTTTTTTCTTAATCTAGCTTTTTCAATTTTGAAGTAAATTTCTTCTCCTGTTATTGTTTTAGTCATTTTATCACCACCTTTTTAATTTCTGAATACATTTTAACGTATAATCCGTAAAATGTCAAGTGATTATATTCAAAATAAAAACCACTATTTAAAGTGGCTTTTATCCTTTGTTTTAAAAACTATTTATTTGCATTTTTCATAGCTTCAGCCATTAGCTTAGCTTGGTTTTCTATCTGTTCTTTTTTATAAACTTCAATTTGCTCTAAAACTTTATTTTTGAAAAATTCGGAATTTGCTATCCCTTTAAAATTAAATATACTAGAAGATGTTGAAATATCTATATTTCCATACCCTAGTATTCTTCCAAAAATACCTTGACTAACATAAATATCATTAATTTTGTCTAATGGTGCATCTAATGTTTGTTTTTTAAAAAAACCACTTTCTCCACTGATTTTTTTATCATACAATATTAAATTTGTACAATAATACTTAATTAATGCTGGTACAGCAATTAATAATCCTATAATCAATGGTACAAAACCAGCAGAAGACCCTCCTACTTTGAAAAATATAATTGCTTCTAAAAAAAATATTCCTGCAAAAATTCCTGGAATAATAAAAATTTTCCCACTGATTTTTGCTTTCAATAACTCCTTGTTCATAAAACTCCTCCCTTAATAAATTTATAATCTATTGTACTATAAAATTTATAGTTTATCAAGAATTGAACAAATTTTATTAATAATTTAACTTTTTTCGTTCTTCAATTTAGATTAGAAAATAAAAAGAGGCACTATGCCTCTTTAACATTTGCTTTTTCTTTGTTAATTTCTTTCTTTATTTTTTCTATTTCACCCATCATTTTACTTCTTTCTTTTTCCATCTCATTTCTAGCTGCTAACTTTTCTGGAGTATAGTTACCTGTACCTTTCATCATATCAATAACTTCGTGCCACATATTATACCTCCTTTGCTTTTATGCTTTTTTATATAATACCATATATGTATATTTATTTCAATAAATTTTATATTTTAGTATGATTTATGTCTACATTATTTATAGTTTCTTTGGCTTTATTTTCTTTTTCTACGGCTTCTAAATATCTTTTTTTCCATTTTTTATATAATTCTATCATATTGGTGTAATACTTATCTTTTGCACCTTTTGAATTCATTTCTGCTATATGAAAATAACATATCTCTACATAAGATAAAAATACTTGATGTAATGAATAATATACGATATTATCGTCTGCAATATCGGCAATAAAATTCATTGAAAAATATTCTAACCTATTTAGATTATCAGTAAACAGTAAATATATATCATTAAACATACTACCCATAAAAAATGGTAAATCTGTATTATATTGTAATCTATACATTTTTAATTCTTTATCTTTTAAGTCCTCAATTTCTTTTTTTAGGTCAAACATTTTAAAAGAGTTAGAATAAAAATATTCTAGTTTTTGTTGAGTATATTTATCTTCATCATAATCTTTCATAAACATATAAATGTCTTGTGGTGCAATTTTTTCTATGTTTGACAGTATATTATATTTGTCTTTATTGCTTTCATAATCATTAAAGAATTTTTTTAATTCGTGTATGTCAAAATTAATTAAACAATTTTTTCCATTATCTAAATCTAATTTTTGCATATAATTAACAATTTCAGTTTTTGATATTAAATTAAAAATTAATAAACTATCTTCAATAAATTTTTCAAATTCTCTTGCTAATTCAACAGCCTTTTCTCTTTTTTGATAGGTAAATTTTGAATCATAATCTTTTTTATTTAACTTTAATTGTTTTAAAATTAACCATAACCCTAAAAATGTCCCAATAATTTCTATAATTTTAAGTGTCAACTCCAATTTATATTCCTACCCCCTCAATCTTTTTATTTCTTCTAACATTAAAAAATTAGTTTCTGTTTCTCTAAACTCACATTCCTCAAATACTTCATCATCTGGGATTAGTAAATAACTTGCAAATAAATTTGCTTCATCTTCTAATCTGCTTCTTCTTAGTAAACTTGTGTTATCTATTAAAAACTGATGTTCACTTGATGAATGTAAAATAGCGTGTCCTAGTTCGTGGCAACAAACTAACATTTTGTCAAACTCATTCAATTTTGAATTTATAAATATAAATTTTCTCCTTAAAACTCTTTTAAATAAACCCCTAACCTCTCCTAAATCTTCAATTAATACTTCAATATTTAGTTTTTTGGCTAGTTTAAATGGATTTTTAGTTCCATATTTTACAATCAAATTTAAAACTTTTAATTTTATATCCATTTAATCGCCTACCTATTTCTTTATCTTATTTTTTTCTTTTGCAATAAAAAATGCTGATTGAATAGCCATTAAAACTCTTTCTTTATCTTCTTCTGATATAGTTTCATCATTAAACATTAATGCTGACTGTTCTATAATATCATTAAATTGTCTTTTGCCTCTACTGTCTAATTGCCTATATAGTGGATTTTGAAGTATCTTTATACCTATATCTTTTGGTACTAACACTGAAAACAGTTCTTTTCTTTCTTCTTCATCTAACTTTAAAGCTTTTGCTATCTTTTCAAGTGTTTCTAATCTACTTTTTTTAATTTTTCCTCTTTCAATATCTCCAATAGTCCCTTGTCCTACTCCTGAAAGTTTTACCAATTCTTGTTGAGTTATCCCTTTTTTCTCTCTTAATTTTTTTAAAGTTATAGATAAGTCTGCCATAGTACACCACCTTTTCTTTTACTTTTCAATATTATAAAATAAAAAACGTAAAAAATAAAATTTTTTATTGACTTTTCACGTTAAAAACGTTATAATAAATTATAAGATATATAAGATTGATAGGAAAATAATTTTTTTTAAATAATTTTAACGTAAAAAACGTTAAAGAAACGGAGAAAATATGGAAATAAAATTAAAAAACTTCACACTAGAATTTAGCAATCACGAATGGGTAATGTACACAGAAACAGATAACTTATATGGAAACCAAATAGATAACTATTTCAAACTTCCAGACCTAGCAAAATTAGAAGATGAATACACTTCGATAGTAGCAACTTGGGATAACACAGAAGAACAAGGTTATATAGATGTAGAAATAACAGCTGTTCATTCTGATAGCACTTATCCATTTAATTATAAATTCAATGATTTCAACAAGTTTGTTAAAGCATTGAACAATTTAGAAAATGAGATAGAAATAGATAAACTTAATGTGAATGACTGGGAATATGAGAAAGAGGATCCATACGGAAGTCGTGGATTAAGTATAAGAGATTTTATATAGGAGGAGAAAATGAAAGATTTATATTTTAAAAGTGAAGAAACAAAATTAATATTTGGACTTGTGGAACTTGAAGGGAAGATACAACTTGATTTTTTAGGAGTGGACTTAGGACATTATCAAGATAAAAACACTGCTAAAAGCTGGTATAAATTTATGAAAGAAAAAATTGAAAATAGCGAACATCCTATGAAAGATGTAGCTATAGCAAATTTAGAAAAATTATATAAAGGAATGAAATAGGAGGAGAAAATGTTAGAAAAAAAAATTAAAAATAAAATAATGGAAATAATGAAATTAAGTTTAGAAAAAAGTAATGAAGATAAAAATACAGTTTTTGTTAAATTTTCAGGACATTCAGAATGCTTGGAAATAGATATATATATAAAAGGTTGGAAACCTAATAGAAATGCAGATTTTAATAAAATTTGGTTTTTATGTAATCATTCAACTGAAGAAAATATACAAACATTAGATGAAATTATTGAAAAATTAGAGAAATTAAATAAATAGGAGGAATAAAAATGCTGCACTGGAAAACATTTATAAAACATTGGAGAGATAAAGAGTTACAAGGACTAACAATAGTTGAAGCAGTTGAAAAGATTTTAGAAATGGAGGGAGAAAATGGAGTTTAAAAAAGCAAGTTTTAAGGAAATAGTGAAGCACAAAATAAAATGGATAGTTAAAATTTTGAATTATCCATTTAAGAAATTAGAAGAATTGATGTAGGAGGAAAAGATGATTTTAAATTTTAGAACATTAAAAGCAAGTGAAATAGATGTAAAGCCACAAACAGTAAAGGAAAATGGATTTAGTTTATTATTATACAAAAATGCTAGGGTTGATATGGATGTCCTAGATGAAACAGTAGGACCACTTAACTGGCAAAGAAAACACAGTAGAGAAAATGCAAATTGCATTGTATCTATATATGATGAAGATAAAAAAATATGGGTAGAAAAAGAAGATACAGGAACTGAAAGTTTCACAGAAAAAGAAAAAGGACTTGCCTCAGATAGTTTCAAGAGAGCTTGTTTCAACTGGGGGATAGGTAGAGAACTTTATACATCACCTTTTATTTGGATAAGTGATAGTAAATATATCAAAAAAAATAAAGAGGGAAAATTATCATTAACAGATAAATTTTCAGTTAAAGAAATAACTGTTGTAGATAAAATTATTACTGAACTTGAAATAATAGATAGTAAAGGAACTGTTGTATTTTCTACTAAACCTAAAAAAACAACTAAGAAAGAACAAGACAAAGCACAGGAATATTTGAACAGTAGAGCTGGAATGATAGAAAAACTAACTGAATATGTTACAGGAGAAAAACTTGAAAAAACTCTAAAACATTTTGGAGTAGAAGCATTTTGGCAAATGACAGATGAACAATTAAAAGAAGCTTGTCAAAAAATATTTAAGAAATAGGAGGATATAATGGCAAAATTTTATGATGTAGTTAATGACTATATAGAAAGAATGGAATATTTAGAACAAGGTATCAATTCAGAAACAGGAGAAATGACAGATAATTCAAATCAGTTAGCAATATGGACTGATGAACTTACAAAAGATTTAAAAGATAAATCTGCTAATGTAATTGCAGTTGTCAGAAATCAAGAGCTTACTATTGAGGCTCTTGATACTGAGATAGAAAGATTAAAAGCTATGAAAGATAGCATTGAAAAGAAATTAGATAAGTTTAAATGCTATATAAAAAGTGCAATGGTTGTTAATGGTATAGAAAAGATTGAAACTCCAATAGGTAATATTAAATTTACTAAGTCAACAGCAGTTGAAATCTATGACGAAAAGTTAATAGATAAGAAATTTATTAAGATTGAAACAAAAGAAAAAATTTCAAAAACTGATATAAAAAATGCTCTAAAAGCTGGAGAAGAAGTTCAAGGTGCTAGATTAGTTGAAAATAAAAATTTAAAAATAGGATAGGAGGATAAAATGAGAAAAATAATTCAATTAAATGTAACTTTACCATATTACGAATTAATGTTTTCTATTGAAAAAGGAACAAGCCAAATGGATTCTATGAACATAAAATATGGAGAAAAAGTAAAAGAAATCAAAGAAAATATAAATATTGATGGAAATTATGATTATACAGTTGTAATGGCAACAGGTGAAAATATAGTATTTAAAAGTTCACAACCTGGATTAATACTTATTTATGGAAGAGAAGAATAGGAGTAAATAAAATGGAGAAATTAGGATACACAAGGCAAACACAAAAACTTATATATTGGCTTTTAGATGACTTTGCTAACTTTTGGCAAGGGAATGAAGCAGGAGCAAGACCATCATTTATAGAATTAGCTTACACAAAAGAAGTTATGAAAGCTAAATTTGTAAAAATCTATAATGGTTTTGATACTGTTAAAAATGCTCAGGCATTCCTAATTTCTTCTATTTACAACAAGGATAATCTAACAGTAGATGAACTCACAGAAAATGTTATAAAGGCATTACAGAGCCTAGCAATTCAAAATGGTGGGTTTAGTTTATCGCTTGGAAGCCTAACACAAAAACAAGCTAATGATTTTGTTAAGTGGTTGTTTGAAATGGCTATATACTGGGAGATACCACTTAGGCAAGAAATAAGAGATTTGTTTGCTGAGGATTACCAAGATACATTTATCTGGGTAACTCTAAAAAAGAAAATATGTTGTATTTGTGGTAAGCCAGGAGAGTTACAACATTTTGATAGGGTTGGAAGTTCAGGCTATAAATCAGATACAGGCTTAAATTATCGTGTGATGTGCTTATGTAGAGAGCACCACGATGAAGCCGATAAATGTATATCAAGAATTGATTTTATGAAAAAATATCACTTGGCAGGAATATATCTAAATCCTGAGCAAGTGAAAGAATTAAAGAAAGTATATAAAGGACACTTTCAAGCATTTAAGGAGGAGAAATGAAAATAAAAGAATATGCAACTGAAAGGATAAAAGATATTCAAGAATTTTTAAAAGGAGATGGAATTGAAGAAAGTATAAGAAGAAATAATTATTCTGTTATAGAAATTCTTGAATATATAGAGGATATGTGTATGGCAGAAGTAAAAGAAACATTAGAAAGATTTGAAAAAAAATTTGAAATTTATTATGAAAGAAATGGCTTTGATGAAATTTCTGATGAATACATGCAACAAATAGCAACTTTAAAATCAGTGATAAATATGTGTCAAGAATAACGACTATTTCTATTTTAGAAACAGTCGATAAAATCGTTAATGAATTGAAAACAGAATAAAACTGATTGATGGACATTCTAAAGTATATATGGAACATGTTTTTAAATTTTATTAGGAGGATAAAATGGAAAAGAAAAATATAGACAATGTAAATAATCCAAACCACTATAAACTTGGTTGTGGGGTTGAAAGTATAGAAATAATTAAAAGAGTCTTGGGGTTAAAAGGTTTTGTCGCATTTTGTTTAGGAAATATTCTTAAATACTTAATTAGAGCAGAAAAGAAAAATAAATTAGAAGACTATAAGAAAGCAGCCAAGTATTTGGAATGGGTTATTCAAAATTATAATCGTTCAGAAAGTTATTTAGATAAAATAGGTGAAGCTAATGAATTATTCAAAGAATTTAGAACTGATTGGGAAAATATTATGGATGAAATTGCCAAAGATTTAAATATTAATAAAAAGAAACAGTTGAATTATATTTTTCATTGTGTTTTTAAAGAAAATTATATTTTAGCACTAGAAACTTTAAGAGACTTTATAAAAGAATACGAGGAATAACTATGGCTACTAGAAAAAACTTAGATGCTTTTTATAAAAAAGCCTTAAAGAAAATATTAAGCTTTAAGGCTAGTGAATTGAGTACAGAAGAATTTAGCAAACTAAAACTGTACTCAGAGAAATTAGAAGTTTATAGATTTGTGAGGAGGAAGTAATGAAAAAGAAAATGTATTGGAGATAGAATATCAAGAAGTATTTGATAAAATTGCAGTTAGAATTAAAAATTTAAATGATGATTTTTTTGCAGATGGTTTATTAAAAGAAGATGTTGAAAAATATAATTGCCAGTTTTTAGAAAGTCCAACAGATTTAGAACAACGCATAATATGGATATATGATGATATTTATCTTTCAGATAACGATATTAATTGTTACTGTGAAGAAAAAATAAAACAAATAAAAGAATTTGTTGATTATGTTAATGAAAAATATGGAATACCTAAGAGATGGAAACCAAAACTTGAAGAAAGCTTTTTTATTGTTGAAAGAGTTAGGACTGAAGTCAAATGGGTAGTAACAGATTTGATTTATAAAAATGACCATTGGATTGATTTTTATGCAATAAATAGTGGAAATTGTTTTAAGACTTATGAAGAAGCTGAAAAGGTAGTTTTAAAATTAGAAGATTTAGAAAAAAACTTCTGGGCTAAGGTAAGAGAATGGGAGATTGGAGATGATTAAGCATATTGTTAGCTTTTCAGGAGGTAAAGATTCAACAGCAATGTTACTTATGATGTTAGAAAAAGGATTACAAATAGATGACATTGTATTTATGGATACTGGTGTAGAGTTTCCAGAAATGTATGAGCATATTGAAAAAGTTGAAAAGTACATAAATCATAAAGTAACAAGATTAAAAGCAGAGAAGAGTTTTGAATATATGTTACTTGAGTATGAAAAAAAGAAAGGTAAGAATAAAGGACAAAAAGGTTATTCGTTCCCAGATTTTCGTAATCGCTGGTGTACTCAATATTTTAAAAAATCTATGATAAAAAGGCACATAAAAGAAAATTACAAAGATTTTGAAATAATTGAATACCATGGGATTGCAGTTGATGAAGTGAAAAGATTAGAGAAAAATAAAGAAAAGAATATTAAATATCCACTTGCAGATTGGAATATGACAGAAAAAGATTGTTTAGAATACTGTTATGCTAAGGGATTTAATTGGAATGGTTTATATGAGAAATTTAATAGAGTTTCTTGCTGGTGTTGTCCTTTAAAATCTTTAAAAGAATTAAAAGTACTATATAGTGAATATCCAGAACATTTTAAAAAAATGGAAGAATGGGAAAGTAAGACATATAGGAAATTTAGAGCAGATTATACAGTAAAAGAACTTAAAGAAAAATTTACTAGAGAGATTGGAGGAGATGAATGATTGAAGTAGTTAATATCAATAGCAAAGAAAGTAAAAAAGAAGATAGAAGATTTGGAGGAAGAAGATGAGAGAGATTAAATTTAGAGTATGGGATAAAAATGATAAAAGAATTTTTATTGATCCTCAAATGATAGATTTTTATAATAAAATAATAGGGTATATGCAATATCAAACTGAATATATGCCCGATACTTCTTATTCAATCCCTGTTGGTTTTGAAGAATTTGAATACTCAGAACTTATGGAATGGACAGGGTTATATGATAAAAATGGAGAGGACATATATGAGGGAGATATTGTAAAACTTAGAGCTAATCACGGAATAGGAGTAATTAAATATTCTGATGAATGGGGAGCTTTTGTTGTTGAATATATTAAGCCTAGACCTTTAGCAGTATTGGGAATGAATTACTATAAAGAAGATATAGAAGTATTAGGAAATATTTATCAAAACCCAGAATTATTAGGAGAATAAGAATGAAAAAAATTCTTGATGTATGCTGTGGTAGTAAGATGTTTTGGTTTCAGAAAAACAGAGATGACACAGTGTATATGGATAATAGAGAACTTGAAGATGTATTATGTGATGGGAGAAAATTAATAATAAAGCCTGATATAATAGGAGATTTTAGAAATATACCTTTTTCAGATAACGGTTTTAAGTTAGTAGTCTTTGACCCTCCACATTTACAGAGAGTTGGAGAGAAAAGTTGGTTGGCTAAAAAGTATGGCCATCTAGGTAATAACTGGAAAGAGGATATAAAACAAGGTTTTAAAGAATGTTTTAGAGTGTTGGAAGTTAATGGAATATTAGTTTTTAAATGGAATGAAGAACAAATAAAATTATCAGAAATATTAAAACTAACTGATGTTAAACCTCTTTTTGGAAATAAGAGAGCTAAGACACATTGGTTGGTATTTATAAAGGAGTGAATAGTTATGATTAGGAAATATAGAAAAATAACTTTAATAGAAGCAATGCAATACACAGAAAATAACACAAGAGAAATTTTGGAATGGATTAATGAAAATAATAAGTATGAAAATAAGAATAAAGATATTGATTTTTTGATAGAAGAAATTGAAAGTTTTAAAAGGTTTGATTTAGAAGTTTATGGAAAAACATTAGTAACTGTTGAGCTTGGAGATTATGTTGTCAAGGGACAAGATGGAGAATTTTACAAAGTAAAAAAAGATGTTTTTGAATCAACTTATGAGGAAGTGAGATAATGGAATTTAAAAGACCAGAAACTTTTGAAGATATATTAAAACTGCAAAAGCATTTAGATGAAAGTATACATAGTTCCAGAGAAAGAACAGAAGAAGATATAAAAACTTCTATGATAGCAGAGTTGATAGAGTTTAACGAAGAAACAAAAGATAGTCATAAAACTTGGAAAACTAAACCTTATAACAAAGCTAATGAGCTTGAAGAATTAACAGATGTTTATTTCTTCTTTGCACAACTTGTTAATCATAGATTTAAAAGTTATAAAGAAAAAAGAATAGAAGAAGATTTGAAAGAACTTGAAAGAATATTAGAAAAGAAAAATAATATAATTCTTAGAGATATGGAGTTATGTTATGAAATGCTATTAAATTATATTATAAAAAATTTAATAATAGGAAGTAATACATATATACTTGAATTATTAAAAGCTTTAACAATTCATTATGGTTACACAAAAAAAGATATCCTTAATTGCTACTGGGAAAAGTGGCAAAAAAATATGAAAAGAATTGGGAAGGAGTGGAATTGATGGTATTCTTAATAACAGTATTAATGTCTTGCATTTTTGATAAAGATTTAAGTATTTGGATATACATATTAAGTTTCTTGATAGATATGGAAATAATTAATTATATCTGGGAAAGGAGATAAAATGGATAACTTAACATATAATGCTACCGATGTTGCATAAAAATTGAAATTTAAAGTATGAGGTGGTAAAATGGAAATATCAAAAGACAAAATATTAATAAACCCACAAGAAGTTATGGCATTAACTGGGCTAGAATATGATTGTGCTTGTAAGATTATAAGAGAACTTAACGAAGAATTAAAAGCAAAAGGATATAGGACCATAAGAGGAAAAATCTTAAAAGACTATTTATTTGAAAGGCTTGGTGGTAATTATGCCAGCATATAAAGATGATAAAACAGGGAAGTGGGAAGCCCTGTTTTATTATACAGATTATAAGAATGAAAGGAGGAAGAAACACAGGAGAGGCTTTAACACTAAAAGAGAAGCTCTTGAATTTGAAAGAGAATTTTTAACGCAGAGTCAATTTTCTATTGAGATGACCTTTAAATCTTTATATTCACTTTATCATAATGATATGAAGAGTAGAATTAAAAAAACAACTATGGAAACAAAAGAATATATAGTTAATACTAAAATTCTGCCATTCTTTGAAAAAATGAAAGTTAAGGATATAAAGCCAATTCATATTAGAAAATGGCAAACAGATTTACTTAAAATGGAATATTCAAAAACATATTTAAAAACTATCTATAATCAATTAACGGCTATATTTAACTATGCTATAAGATTTCATAATCTTGATAAAAATCCTTGTCATATTGCTGGAAGCATAGGAAAAAAAGACGCTGATGAAATGCAAATATTGTCTTTACAAGAATTTAATAAAATGATAGACTGTGTTACAGATAAAGAAAACAAGTTTTTTTATATTATTTTATTCTGGACAGGAATGAGAAAAGGAGAACTTTTAGCACTAACTTATGAAGATGTAGACTTTGAAAATAAAACAATTACAATAAATAAAAATTTTCAAATTGTGAAGAAAGAAAGATTAATAACAGACCCAAAAACTCCGAGAGGCAGAAGAGTTATTGCAGTAAATGATGTTGTATTAAATTGTATTAAGGATCTATGGAATACATCTTATAAACCTAATAAAACTGACAAAATATTTTATTTATCTAAAGATTCTTTAAAAAGACAATTAGATACCGCTTGCAAAAAAGCAGGAGTTCCGAGAATAAGAGTTCACGATTTAAGGCATAGCCACGCAAGTTATTTATTATCTAATGGAGTAAACATTGTTATTCTTAGCAGAAGATTAGGACATGAAAAAGTACAAACTACTTTAAATATTTACTGTCATATTTGCCCTAGTTCAGAAGATAGATTAAATGATGTGTTGAATAGTTAGACTGGTTCTAATTTGGTTCTAAAAAAATTTAAAGACAAAATTTTTAAGTAGATTTTGTAAACTGTATAAAGCTAAAACAAAAGAAAACAAGATGTTAAAAGTTTTATAAAATAGAGTGGGAATAAAAGAAAAACTCACTTAAAATAAGTAACTACTATACTTTTAAATTTTAGTGGACTTATAATGGACTTAAAATAAAAATAAATATGTAAAATTTATGAAAAAAATATATAAAAAGGGGAGAAAAAATATATGAGTATTCAATCTGAATTAAAAAAGTTTAATGATAGAATTAGAGTAGATTTTGATACTAAAAAAGAGTTGGCTGATAAAAGAGACATTCTCTTGAAAAAACTAAGAAATAGTGATTTACCTTCTTTTAAAGAACTTAATCAAGGTAGCTATGCAATGTACACAGGTATAGAACCTGAAAGTGATGGGGAATATGATATTGATGTTGCTTTAAAATTTTATGCTAATAAGAAAGATTATAATCCCATTGATCTTAAAAATAAAATTTGTGAAATTTTAAAAAATCACACTGATTATGGTGCTGAAATTAAGAAACCTTGTGTTACTGTAACTTATAAAAAAGACGGAGAAGCTAAATTTCATGTTGATTTAGTAACCTATGTTTATGATAATAAAGATGATGAGGATAGCCAATTGTATATAGCAAAAGGAAAAAATGATGATTCACAAGAATGGGAAGAAGCCGACCCTAAGGGATTAGTGGATTATATAAATGAAAAAGTTGAAAAGGGAGATAAAAGAGATCAATTTAGAAGAGTTGTTAGATATTTGAAAAAATGGAAAAACTATAAGTTTTCAAATACTGGACATACAAATCCTCCAAGTATAGGTATTACTATAATTACAGTAGATAACTTTACTTACTATGAGGGAGATGATTTAAATGCTTTAATTAATATTGTGAATAAAATAATAGACAAATTTATTTTTGTTGGTACAAATGGAACTGGTAGATACTTGTATAGAATAAAATTATCCTTACCATCTTCTTTGAAGTTTAAATTTCAAAATGATGTTTTTGAAAAAATGAGTGATGCCCAATTAACAGATTTTAAAGATAAAATTGAAAAATTAAAAAATGATCTTGAGGCAGCAAGGGATGAAGCTGACGAACAAGAACAATATAAGAAATTAAATAAAATTTTTGGAGATGATTTTGAAATTCCTGAGGCTAAAAATTCTTCCAAAAAACAATTTGATTATATTCCTCATTCAAGTACATCAGGAATGGAGTAATTAATGAATGATTATTCCATTATTAGAGATGTAATACTTGATAATAAATATATTTCTGAGGCAGAATTTGAACAAAATACAATGTTTAATGGACAAAGTTATAGTTGGCTTATTCATTGTAAACTTGATGTACTAAAAAAATGGATACCTATAGTAATAGGTATCCCTCTGAATTGGGAATTAAATTTATTTGATTTTTATTTGATTGAGAATATTCCATTTATTCCTCATATTGATACAAAGGGAAAATTATGTTTGTTTAATCTTGAAGGGCTCTTAATCTACCCTGACTTTACAGGTCTCTTAAATCGGTGTATTTTAAGAGCAAAAGAATTAATTAGTGATGGTATTTTAAATAAAAATAAGAATGATTTTATAAAGGAGTTTGACTCTTATTTTGGACTTTTAAAAGATAAACTAATTGCTCATGTTGTATTGCCAGTTGAAAAAAAGCATATAAATATAAGGTTTTGCGAAAAAGGAACTAAAGATAAACTGAAAAAAAATGAAACATATTTTGCTAGTATGAATCAAAATGATTTTACTACTTGGGGGCATAGTGGAACACAAAAAAATGGGATATATTTTTATATAAAACCATGTGAATATATTTTTCCACCCAATATTTTTGATTATAAGTTAGATGAATTTTTGAATAAATTGTTAGATTTTGTAAATTTAAAATCCTTTAAAAGATTGAGAAATAAATGTAAGGATAAATTAGTACTAATTTTTGAAATACAACAAGATGAAAAAACTATTAATAGTTGTGGATTTATTATAGAAAAACCCATTTTTTTATTAAAAGATAAAGTCCAACTTATATCTTTTAATAGAATAATCCCTCTTTTAATTCATAGAATAGATGTTGATTATCTATCTAGTCGAACCTCATTTTCATCAAATGAGCTCTCTGATAAATCAGTTTTATTAATTGGTTGTGGTTCTATTGGAGGCTATGTTTTTCATAATTTAATAAAATCTGGATGTAAAAATATCACTTTAGTTGATGATGATATAATGAAACCAGAAAATATATTTAGACATTTTCTAGGAGTAGAATCAAGTTATAGTTATAAAGCTAAATCTTTAGCTCATTATGCCAAAAATACATTACCTGACATAGAGGTAAAAACAATCTTAAAAAAAATAGAAAATGCAATAACTGACTGTAACTTAAATTTTAATGACTTTGATTATATTATTTCTGCAATAGGTAATCATACAATAAATTATTGGTTGAATAAGTATATATTAGAAAATAAAATCTTAAAAACAATTTTCTATATATGGAATGAGCCTTTAGATATTGGTTCTCATGTTGTTAGAATCAATATTAAAGATAAGAATGATTATAGGCATATTTTTTCTATTGTTGATAATGAAATATTAGATTTATCTTCTTATGTTAAAAGTGGACAAATTTTTTCTAAAACTCATTTAGGTTGTAACGGCACTTTTATACCTTATGGCTCGACTCTATCAGTTGAAAGTTCAATATTACTGATGGATTTATTGAAACGTGAATTAATAGGAAAAGTTAAGAATAATATTATAATTTCTAAAAAAGGAGATGATTATTATTTTAATAAGGCTGGTTTTTTAGTTTCAAATCGTTATAAAACTCAAAAAGAAAAATACTTAGAAGTAGCATTATGTGATTTAAGAAAGGATGATGAATAG